ACAAAGATTTCGCCGTTAAACGCATGAACGCCCACACCTTCACGGATAAATTCCGTAAACGTGCGTTTCTCTTCCACGTCGATCTCGCCAGACATCCCTTCGGCGTATTCCGACCAGGCCGCTCCACCTCATCGACAAAACTTTTTGCCGCAGTCTCCCGCATCCCCAGCCAGCGCCAGTTCGGACGGTAGCTGATCAGAACATATGCCCGACAATATGATCCTTATGCAGGGCCACCGCATTGGCCGCTATCCCGTTATTGCGCACCAGATCATCTGCCCGGGCATTCCCCAGACGCAACGCAGGCAGCAGGGCTGCATCGGCACTCTGCGCCGGTGGCAACCACTCCGCCATTTGCCCGCCAAATCCTGCACCGCCACCGTTGTAGCTGAGGCTCTCCCGAAGCGGAACGCCGTTCACATCAATCAGGACAGGCGTTCGTTTCATAACCTCACTCCCAGCGGACGACGGCGACGCCGGGTTGTCCCCAGTACCGACTCCGCATCATTGATCGCCCGGTTAAGCTCATCCAGAGAAGCCGCCGTATATTCAATTCTGCGACCATCTTTCTGGACAGACACCACCCGTTTACCGGTTAATAAATCAAGGCGCGCCTGACGCAGCGCCTGCAGTTCAGCGACTGTAACCATTCACTCCTCCGGACAGCTTCGCTGCCAGTTCTTTCAGGGTTGGCCGGGTCGTCTCTTCTTCCCGGGATTTTGCCAGTACAGCCAGATCAAGCTGCCAGCGTTGCACGGACACACGTAATGCCGCGTAGGCATACACCAGGCAGTCCAGCGCTTCGTTACGCCGCTTTTTGTTATCCCACAGCAGACGCATCTTTCCTTTTTCCCACTTCTCCACCAGCTCTTCCGCCACCAGTTGCTGCGCCTCTGTCTGCGAAAAAATCTCCGGATCATCAGGAAAACGGATGGCATACGACGTGGCTTCATCCGCAGGCGTGGGATCGGCTTTCATACGGGCATAGAGAATTTCTTTTGCGGTGTCCGTCCCCACTTCGCACAGATACACGCCCCGCTGATTGCGGGTTTTTGGCATGGTGATCACCGGCTTGCCATAAACAGATGCACCTTTTACCGGCAGCACCCGGAAAACACCGTGTTTTTTGACCTCTGATAGACAATTTCGCCATCGATCCCCCCGGTGTCCCAGCAGACACGGGAAATGGTCATTTCGGTTCCGTCTGCATGGCGGTATTTTTTGTTGATCGCCACATCCACACGTAACAGCGTCTCTTCCTCATCGGGACGCCCCATAATGATGATTTTATCCACCAGAAAGGCTTCCTCTCCCGGAGCCCATCCCCAGACATACATCTCAAAACGGTTTCGCTGCGAGTCAATGCCCGCCGTCAGATAAACCACCCGGGAAGGCACCGCAGCCGTGTAACGCACAACCTTATCCATCAGCACCTGGTGATCGAGTTTTTCGCCCACGGCCTCTTCCCAGGTCTCGCCCAGCGTGGTGTTCACAAAGGTTTTCAGGCCGTTGGGATCTTTCAGTGCATCCAGCCAGTCATAGACAATCTGTACCCAGGTGGTGAACGGACTGCACGCCGTCCAGATATGAAATGTGATGGAGCGCGGCGGCGGAATTTCATTATCCGCGGCGCTGAAAAACGTCAGACCGTCGCGGGTCCACATGCCCGTGTTTTCGCAGATCCACCGCCCGTTGCTCTGGTCAAGCTCAGACTGATGGATCACGCAGCCATGATGTTCACAGAGGTAGAAAACGCTTTCGGGGCTGTCCTTCTCCCATTTAAGGCCAAAAGGCGTGGACTCATCGCCAAATTTCAGATACTGCGCCTCCCCACAGTGCGGGCAGGACACATAAAAACGCATGAAATGCGCCGACTCGTTGGCCGCTTTTTCGATCTGGCAGGAGCCTTTTATTTTAGGCGTCGAGCCGCGAATGGATTTTGGCCATACCGAGCCCTCAATACGCTTATCCCCCAGCAGGGTTGGCGAGCCCTCTTTTTCGACATCCGGCTCGAACGAGGAAAGTTCGTCATAGCAGACCACGTCCACGGATTTTTCACGGTAGTTTTTGCTGCCGCACCACCCAGGCACCAGAAGCCCACCCCCGATGAAAAGCGTTTCAGCGTGAGAGTATTGTCACGATGTTTACGACCCAGCCACGGGGAAAGATCTTTCAGGCATGGCACGTCCCGAATCGTCGCCTCCACGTGAGACTTCATAAAATCTTCAGCGGCAGAATCCGTGGGCTGAAAAAGCAGACTGTTTCGGGATTTATGCTCAATAAAATACCCGGCGACTCCCAGCAACATCTTTGTATAGCCAACACGGGCAGATTTAATCAGATTAACAGTGCGGATCTGATCATTCCCCATACTGTTCATGATGGCGATCTGGAACGGCAGCGTTTTCCATTCGCCGTCACCGTATGAGGATTCTTTCGGCAGATAATAATACTGGTCAGCCCATTCAACTGCCGTCATCGGTACAACCCTGACCAGAGGCTGCAGCGCAACCGAAACGGCGGCCACCATATTATTCAGTTGTTGCTCTGATATATTCATCGAGTAAATCCGGTAATTTATCCCCTGCCCGCGCACACTGATTTGCCCCCTTCGCAATAAGGGTTTTCAGATGGTCAAGATGGCGCGGTGTTAAATCAGGAAACTGTCGCTGCATGGATAAAGGGATGGAATCAAGCGTACTGGATAACGCCATTGCCAGCTTACTGAGGGCAAAAATACAGAACCCGGTGTCAATAAGTTTTCCTTTTGACACCTCATTTTTTAACTGCTGTGTAACAGCCTGTTCTGCTGTCAGTTCCCATCTGGCAATAAGCAATTTCTCCTCATAGTCGTCTTCGCTATCGCCATCAGGCACATCGTTTTTACTTCTCCTCAGATACGATATGTAAAAATCGCGCCAGGCATCCAGATCCAGTTGCCCTCGCTTATTCGATATCGGGGCACCCGGCAATTTCTGCAATCTGCGAAGCTGGCGATCGGTCAGACTTAAATGCCTGGCAACTTCAGTCTGCGTAGCCACTCCTCACCTCGCAAAAACTCTCACCTCACAATCACAACAAAACCGGTCATGTCCGGTTTACATGTCCGTTTTTTGCACATGTCCGGTTCACGGACAGCCTGTTTTTATATTTTTCATATAGTTAACTTGCAGAGAAACCGGACATGGATCCCGGAAAATTTTCATAAATAGCGAAAACCCGCGAGGTCGCCGCCCCGTAACCTGTCGGATCGCCGGAAAGGACCCGCAAAATGATAATAATTATCATCTACATGTCACAACGTGCATCTACGCCATCAAACCACGTCAAATAATTAATTATGACGCAGGTATCGTATTAATTGATCTGCATCAACTTAACGTAAAAACAACTTCAGACAATACAAATCAGCGACACTGAATACGGGGCAACCTCATGTCAACGAAGAACAGAACCCGCAGAAAAACAACCCGCAACATCCGCTTTCCTAACCAAATGATTGAACAAATTAACATCGCTCTTGAGCAAAAAGGGTCTGGGAATTTCTCAGCCTGGGTCATTGAAGCCTGCCGTCGGAGACTAACGTCAGAAAAGAGAGCATATACATCAATCCAAAGTGATGATGGATGAACATCCCGGTTTCTTCCACCATCGCACCGGAAAAGCGACTATGAGGGTAACCCTGCGTCTGTCAGCACAGTAAAACCCGGTGTGCATCGTTTTTGATTATTCCCGCACACTCACGCAGAAGGAATTCCCCGTCGGGCTACGGTCATGGTTAATGCGGGAATACGGCGACGATACAGCGCATAATGTGTCAGGCTTGAATACCTTTATCGAATCCCGGTAATAAAAACTGTCCCTGTCTCTCCAGACGTTCCAGCTTTGCAAGCAATTGAGGTTTTTTCGTTCTCCCCCAGCGATTGAGCAGACGGCCTGACATGCTGGCGACATCCTTCTCTTTCATGTACTCCAGCATTACGGCGTTACGTTCTGCTTCATAACTTTCGCTGTACTTACGGAGTTCTGCTGACATCCAGTTAAACGCATTGATATAGGCTTCTTTAACAGCATCGGCTTTTGCCCCGTTAAATCCCATAACCAGCATAACGAAGCCACTAAAGTCCATGCGGTAGTAAATCTGTTTCTTGTCAAAAATACCTAAGTCATTGATTTTCTCGACGGCCCAAAAATGGGTTGTCGAGAATTCCTCAGAACATCTCAAACATTTAATAGCCCTAATCACATGCTGATGGCGTTTACCAAATGCCCTGGCAATCTGGAAGGTGTCAGTTACCGGTTGACCTTCTGCTGCGGTAACTAACTGGCGAAAGTCGAAGTCATGATTCGCAATTAATTCATTCATGGCGTTGCCTGCTTCTTTGAAATGAACCTTTGCCGCATAGGAAACCAGCCCACCGAGGCTCGCCAGCACTAACTGGTATCCTCAAAGGCCCATTCCAAAGGGTCAGGTTCGGTGTTTATTGTGCGCTGCGGTGCGCGGTGAAATACCGGTACAAAAATGCCCCGCATCTGCGAGGCATTTTCCTGAAAGTCACTTGTTAAATTTCAGTGAAATTAAAATTATTTTAAGCACTGCGTCCTGATGTATTCCTGCAGGTAGTTAACCTGCGCGGTTATCTTGTCGATTCCACCTCGGAGACGGTAATAATTGAGTTCAGCATCTGCTGTAAGTCCTGGGCTTTCTCCATCGCCCATGCTGCTGGCTCCGGTCGTTGACTTTGCACAGGTGGCGAAGACTTGCAGGCGCTTACGCCCAGCAGAAACATCAGCACGGAGACTTTCGATAGTCGCATTAGCATCAGCAAGCTCCTTTGTGTATCTGGCGTCAAGTTCTGCTACATCACGTTGCCGCTTCTGCATATCAGCGATGATGGATGTGGCTTTATCGCGCTGCTCTTTGTAGGCGATGGCGTTATCACGGTAAAGATTAACAGCCCATGACAGGCAGGCGATAATGCAGATAACCAGAGCGGAGATAATAACGGTTACCCTGCTCATTGTTGCCCCCACAAACAGACTTCACGCTCAATCTCGCGGCGAGTCATCAGCCCTTTCCATTGCTTACCGCCAGCGTATGTCCAGCGCCGTAGCTGATCACATGCGCTTTTGATATCGCCCTGGTTTATTTTGCGAAGAAGCGTCGATGTTCTGAAATTGCCAGCGCCCACGTTGTAAACGAACGAGTAAAGAGCGCCGCGCGTTGTTTCCGGTATATCGACGTTGATGTACGGGTTAATTTGTCTGGCGACCGTGGCAAGGTCTTTATTCAGGAGGGCTTTGCATTCTGCTTCGGTATACGTTTTACCGGGCATGATGTCTTTTCCGGTGTGTCCGTGACATACAGTCCATACGCCAACGATATCTTTGTATGGTATGTAGCTGACACCTTCCAGACCATCGTTACCACCTGGACCAGTGATGAGCACAGACGCTATGGCAACAGCCCCACCACCAATAGCAGCTGCAACAGCCTTGCGTAATGACGGCGACATTATTCACCTCTCGCAGCCTTACGCTTATCTTCTTTAATCTTGAAATAAAGATTTGTCAGATACGTCAGCAGGCCAAACAGCAGACTTCCCAGCACACCTATTGCCACCCACTGGGACGGAGAGACTTTGTCCAGCAGCTGCAGTAACCAGTATCCCGTCCCCACCGCTGACGTGGTGTATGACACACCTGTTGTGATTTTTTCCATCTGATGTATGTCTCCGTCACCGCCGACAGAAAATGAAAGTAAAGAAAAACAAAAAAGCCGCCAGTGTCACCCACTGACGGCCAACGCCGGGAGCCGTGATTATGGCATTCAGGCTCTGCTAAAAATGCCAGATAACATTCCGGCCAACCCCTGATTCAGGTTATAAATGACACAATATCTTGACAACATCCGTCACTGTCTGTCAGAAAATGTAACTGCCAATAGAAGCAACAT